GCCCGCACTGCCTCCGAGCCGCACGAACTCGTCTGGGAATGGGTGGCCTGACGTGGCGACCGTCAACAAGCGCGTCGCCGATCTCGAAGCGTGGAAGTCGGCCCACCTCGTCAACCACGTCACGACAGGCCACCCCGGAACGCAGAGCGGCGTCCACGGCCACCCGCACCCGGCGTCCGCCGCCGATGGCTTGACCGCTGCCGAGGTCGCCGGATTGCGGGCGCTGCTCGCGGAGCCCGCGCCGTCGCCGGAACCGGAACCCGTACCACCACCGCCGCCCAGCGCCCGCCCATTCCCAGCGCCCGTCACCACGACGGTCGCCGCACTGACGGCCTCGGACAGCATCCAGGACCGGGTCAACGCGGCCCCTGACGGCACGCGGTTCCTGTTCCCGGCGGGAGCGCTATTCACCCTCGATCGCGGGGTCAAGCTGATCGGCCGGCACAACCTCGTGTTTGACCTGAACGGCTCGACGATCCGCTGCATCGGCTCGTCGGTTCTGATCGCGTCCAGTCCGTTCCTCCTAGATGGCGGCAACTCGGACATCACGGTGCTCAACGGCACGCTCGAGGGGAACAACCAGAAGACCGGGACCTCGATCTACGGTGGCGGTGAGGACCAGCAGGGCGTCGCGATCTACGGCGACCAGCGGATCGAGCTCGCCAACCTGACCATCCGAAAGACGTTCGGCGACGGCGTCTACATGAACGCCAAGGACACCACAGGGCAGTGGCCCGAGGACGTGTGGATCCACGACGTGACATTGGATCGGATTGGCCGGCAGGGCTTCACCGTCAACTCCGGGCGCCGGGTCCTGATCGAGGATTCGTCGGGCGACCAGATCGGGATGATGTTCCTCGACATCGAGATGGACACCGACACGCAGGGCGTGGACGGGCTCATCTTCCGGGGCAATACCGCAGGCGTGTTCGGGCTCAACCCGCAGTTCACGCAGTGGTTCGTCGGCTGCGCCTCGCAGTTCGCGGGCCTCGGGGCGGTCGTCAAGAACGTGACGATCGACGGCAACGAGGTAACGGGCGGCATCCCGCCCAGCCCGAATACCCCTTCGTCATGGTCGGGCCTCGCCTCGTGGATCGGGCGCCCGGCCCGAATGGCGAACTGGACGTTCACCAACAACCGCACCTCAAAGGTGGGCACGCAGGGCGTCCGGTTCCAGCGGATCGACGGGATCGTGTTCCGAAGCAACACACAGGCCGGCCAGGCGTTGCCGTTCACCGCTGAGGACTGCACGGGAGTGGCGGCATGACCGACCGCCAGTACGCCCGCAAGCGCCCCGGATTGTCGTGGCACCCGGTGGCGTTCCATACCCGTGGGCTCGACACATGGAAGACGGTCTGCGGCCGGCTGGTCCGCGATCCCGTCAGGGACGTGTTGCCGTGGGGCGACCCGACCTGTAACTCGTGCCTCGCCATCACGACACGACGCGACGAGCAGGCCATCCAGCGCGGGAAGCCGAACACCGACGAGGACACCGAACTCGAGGACGACGGCTCGACCCATGACGAGGTTGTGCCGTGAGACACGTTCGGGTCTTCTCCGTGCCGTTGGCCGCCGTAATGGTGGCGGCTCTCGCTGCGCCGGTCGGGGCTGCGAAGCCCTCACCGTTCGTGTTCCTCGAAGGACCCGGCAGCGGCCAACGCACGGCATGGATCGAGCAGCAGGACGATTGGCCGAAGCCGGTTGACTTCATCCGCAACCCGTCGACCTGCGCGTGGTCGGTCAACGACCACCTGAACTGGGGGCCGATCCAGGGCTATCTCGACCCCGGTACGGCGAGCGGGAGCTACTGCATCGTGTCCGACTTCAACCCGGTGTATGCCACCCGCAATGGCACGACGGCATGGTGGAGCATGGCCGCCTACGGCTACTTCGGGCTGTCGCTGCGAACCTCGCTGGCGACGCATTCCGTCGAGGTCTGCTACTCGCCGCAGGGCCGTTGTTTCCCGCTCTCGCCGAAGTGGGACGCCTCATTCAAGGCGTGGCGCTGGGAGTTCTGCGGACGGGCGAGCTACGCCCCCGACGATCCGGCACTCACGGACATCGAGGGCTCACACGGCGGGCGCGGCGTCGTCACCACCGTCACGGCGCGGATCACCAACACGGGGACCAAGCGTGACCGCACGGTCTGGGGCGTCACGGGGTTCTCGTCGGATGTGTACTTTCCCGCCGGTTGTGAGGGACCGACCCATGACGAGGTTGAGCCGTGAACCTTGACGCGGCCCGCGCCCTGTTCACCTACCTGATTGCCGTGCTGATCCTTGTCGGCGGCTTCTACGCCCTTGTCGTGTACCCGTTCGAGCTCGACGAGCTCGTGAAGGGCGCGATCATCGGCTTCATGTCGGCGGCGATCTCGTTCGTCTTCGGCCAGGAGATCGCCAAGGCCACGGCGACGGCCACGACGAAGGCGCTGAACACGCCGGTCCCGCCGACTACATCGCCGGAGGCGGGGCCGTGACGTACAACCCCCCCACCCTGCGCGACCTCGGCCGCTACTGGACCGCCCACGGCGGCGTGAATCTCGGTGTAGTCGGAGACACCCGTCATCAGGCCAAGGGCACCTCGTACCACCTCGGCGCGAGCCAACTGACCGCGACCGCCTATTCCCGGAGGACGACTCGGGACAGGGCCGGCCTGACCGAAGCGGCATCGGCGATCGACCTCGGCAAGCTCAACGGCTCCTTCGGGCCGCTCCGCACGTTCTCCAAGTGGCTCGTCAAGCGGTGCCAGCTCAACTCACCAGGTACGCAGGACATCCGGGAGGTCATCTACACCGACGACGGCAAGCGGGTGCTCCGCTGGGATCGGGAGCGCGGCGTCGCGAGCGCCCCTCGCACCGGAGAGGCCGACAACTCGCACCTGACCCACACGCACGTTTCGTTCTACAGGGACTCGGAGAAGCGGCCCAAGATCGGCGCTTTCAGCCCCTACTTCACGCCGGCTCAACCGGCACCCATACAGGAGGCTCCAGTGGCAACAGGCAACCGACTCACCGACGCAATCGTCGTCCGCGCCGGCTATCTCGCCAACGAGCTCGCAGCGGGCGACAACGAAGGGGCGCTGCTCCAGATCGCCAAGATCAACGAGTTCAACACCCGCATCCTCGTGTCCATCGCCGGCGTCCAGCTTGACGATCCCGAACTGTCCGACCAGCCGGGCATCGCCGTTCATCAGCTCCTTGCCGCGACGGGGCACCCGACGACCATCGGCGAGACGGAGCCGGGCAGGCCCGGTGTGCTTGCGCCAGAGCCCGAGGCGGTCATCGCCGACGCCACCCCGCTCCAGGTCCAGGAACTCGCCCTGCTCGGGTTCTTCGGCCACATCGGCACCCGCCCGGACGTGGACTATTCGCTCAAGGAGCAGTACTACCGCCACGACGCCATCAAGAACATCGACATTCTGCTCAGCGACACCCCGGACACCCTGACCAGCGAGAACTACTGGGCGCAGTACCTGGCGAGCAAATCGTGAGCATCTTCGGCCGTATCGCTGACCGCATCCGCCGAGAGCCAGCGGTCGTAATTGGCATCGTCGCCGCAGCCGTCCTGGCCGTGGTGCAGTCACTCGCCGGGAACGAGGTCATCAGCCCGGACATCGCGGCATCCATCGGCAGGGCGCTCGATCCGCAGTCGGGCTGGGCGCTGCCGATCATCGTGGGGATCGTGACGAGGTTCTTCGTCAGTCCGGCGACGAGTCCCGGCGTATGAGCGTCACCGCCATCCTGCTCATCATCGCCTTGATCGTGTTTATCGTGGACGCCTTCAAGGTGCCAACCCCGGTCAACCTGACGGCAGTCGGGCTGGCGTTCCTCACGGGTGCGCTGCTGGTCGGGGCGTTGTGATGCTGATCTTGGCCCTCACCGGCATCGTGGGCTTCGTCCTGATCGGCTGGGTGCTGTACGACGAATGGCGGCGGCCGGCGAACAGCTACTGGACGACGACGTACCGATGAGCATCCCGCGCAAGGATGTCCGTTGGGTTGCGGTCGTGGTGTCGGGCGAGGAGGGCACATTCATAGCCCGAGCCGAACGTCTCAAGGGCGCCACGATGGTTGCTGAGGAAACTTGTGCTCACAAGCACAAGACAGGTGTTCTGGCCAGAGATTGCGCTCGCAAGCTCGTTGAGCGTCTTACTCTTTGAGATGGTCACCCGGCTGTGCTTGGATCGTTGCGGAAGGGCAGCAATGCCCGGCTCATCTCGATGTCGGGACTGCGGGTTGGCATGGCAACAGCAGCGCAACGCCCGTCCCGAACGCCGTATCTACAGCGGCGGATGGCCGGCTGAGTCACGAGCACTGCGCCAGGCTGAGCCGTGGTGCCATGCTGTGGTCCACTCGGCTAGGTGCCGCGGTAGCGTTGATCTGACGGTGGATCATCCAACCCGTCTAGTGCTGTCCCGGTCATGTCACGCGGCGTTGGAGAACAGGCGCCGGGCTGCGAAAAGTTCAGAAGGGTCGCCCAGCCTGTACCCGCACCTATCTCGCTCGCGTTGTGTACGGGTTCGTGATTCGCAGGGAATCGCGTGAGCGGTCCTCCCGCCAAGCAGACTCGTCGTCGCCGCAACGCGCCAGCTCTAGGAGAGTGGAGGGCGTCTCCAGGCGTCGGATGGCCGCATGGTCCTGTTCCTGAGCCTCCGGACGGCCTGATTGCCTCATCACGTGAGGCGTGGCGCCAATGGTTCACGGGCTGGTGGGCATCCAACTGGTCGGTCAACGACCTAGCCGGCCTTGAGGTCGCGATCCTTCATTACGACGCCGTTCGTCGAGCTAACCCCCCGAAGGCCAACGATGTCACGGCCCTGATTCGGATCATGGATACCTATGGGATCACCCCGGCCGGCCAACAGGCTCGCCGGTGGGCGCCGCCCAAGGTCGATCAACAGGCTCAGACGCCGATTGACCCGTCCGGCCGATATGGGCACCTGCGATCGGTCGCCGGATGACGTGGACACTCCCAACCCTGGGCTGGGGTGTTCTCGAATGGATGTCGGCGTATCTGCCGTCGCCGCGGGACCCTGACGAGCCGTTCGTCCTGACGGACGAGCAGGCTGAGTTCGTTCTCGCCTGGTACGCCGTCGACAAGGCCGGGCGGTTCATCTACCGCCGATCCATATCGGAACGTGCCAAGGGCTGGGGCAAGTCACCGCTCCACGGTGCTATCGCGTTGGCTGAGCTCGGTGCAGGGTCCGAAAGCGACTCGGCCCCTGTGCTGTTCGATGGCTGGCGTGGCAAGGAGCCGATCGGCCGGCCCTGGGGCACGAAGGGATCCCCGCGGGCGTGGGTACAGATCGCTGCAGTCTCTGAGGATCAGACTGACAACACGTATTCGGCGATGTTCGAGATGCTGACCGCGAACGATCACCGGGCAGCCAAGGCGCTCCGCATTGACGACGGTCGCACGCGGCTCTATCTGCTGGGCCGACCGGGATCGCTAGAGCCGGTTACGGCCTCGGCCGGCAGCCGTGAGGGCCAACCACTGACCCATGTCCTCATGGATGAGACGCACCTCTACACCCGGCGAAACGGTGGAGTGAAGCTCGCCGCGACGCTGCGCCGGAACGTCGCCAAGATCGGCGGTCGCTCCCAGGAAACGACGAATGCACCGCTCATGGGGGAGGGATCGGTCGCCGAGCAGTCGGGGCGAGCCGTAGATCGAGGGTTCTCGGGAATCCTCTGGGACGCGAAGCGGCCCGAGTCCGAGCCTGAACCTGACTGGACGGACGAGCAGATGCTCGAGGCCCTGGCGGAAGCCTACGGCGACGCCACGTGGGTTGACTTGCAGCGGATTCTGTCTGACATCCGTGATCCAGCGACCGACTGGACGGACGCTCTGCGATTCTTCTTCAACATCCGGGCTGCGGGTCAGTCGAAGGCCATTGATCCCAAGCTTTGGGATGAGCGTGCCCGGCCACAGGATGTCCCCCCGAAGACGTACGTTGGCCTCGGCTTCGACGGCTCGCAGAGCGGCGACGCGACGGTGCTCCGGGGCTGCACGTCCGAAGGCTATTCGTTCCTCATCGGAGCCTGGGAGCGACCCGAGCAGGCCGAGGAATGGCGCGTGAATAGGACCGAGGTCCACGAGCGGGTGGCCTGGGCGTTTGACCATTTCCGCGTCGGCCGGATGTTCTGTGATCCACCCAAGTGGTGGACCGAGATCGAGCAGTGGGAGGCGAAATACGGGGTCGATACCGAGGCGAAGCCTCGCGTTATGGCTCTCGACACCTTCTCCACCACCCGATTTGCGCCGGCCGTTGACCGTTGGATGACCATGCTGCGCGAGGGCACGCACACCCACGATGCGGATCCCATCACCACCGCTCACGTGAAGGCAACCCACAAAGAGAAGGTGCGTGTAAACGCTCCCGATCTCGACGGACGGACGCTGTACAAGCTGACGAAGGGCGAGGGCACCGAACGGCGGCGGATCGACGCCACGATCGCCGATGTCCTGGCACTCGAAGCGGCGATGACGATGGCCCTGCCACCCAAGTCCAAGCCTGCTCTATATGTGGGCTTTGCCTCATGAGCGACCCGACCGACGTGGCACGTCCTGGTACGCCGTTGACGCCGGCTGAACGGCTTGCGATCGAGGCCTTTCGCCACGCTGATACCATCAAGGAAGCCGCCGCCCTGCTTGGAAAGTCACCCGCGACCGTGAAGCACCAACTCGCGACGGCCCGGATCCGTCAAGGTGTCACCCGGAGCCACCGGCTCAACGAGGTGGCATAGGCCGAAAAGTCGGTAGCCGCGGACGCTGTAATCGGGCACCGTCCAATCGTGCCCCCGTTTGATTTCCTGAGTCTATTCCGACCGAAGGCCCAATCCGCGCAGTTTAGCCAATGGTCGATCGCTGACCGTGCTGCGGCCGAATGGTGGCTCGGTACCGATAACAACGCCCAGGAGTCGGTGACCCCCTACACCGTTCTCGGTTTGGCGGCAGTCCAGCGTGCGGTCGCGATCATCTCAACGACGATCGCCGGGCTTCCACTCAAGACATACGAGCGCGACGACCGCGGCGAGAAGCACCAGATCGAATCCGAGTTTGACGATCCCTACCCCGGCATCGATGGCATGACGCCGTTCGCGTGGGTCGAGACGATCCTTATGCATTCGCTCATCTGGCGCCACGCCTTCCTCTGGCATGAGGCGCGAATGGACGGGACTTCGGGCCTTGCGTACCGACCGATCGTCCCCGACGCGATTCTCCGGGTGAAGCGTGAGAACGGCAGGCGCGTCTTTGAGTACCGGGAATCGGGCACGACAGAGACGAAAGAGGTCGGCTCGGAGCAGATCACCTACATCCCCGGCCCCTCGATCGACGGCACCGCCGGCCATCCGCTCCTGTATGCGGCGCGCGCCGTGTTCTCGGCGGCGATCTCGGCCGACAAGACGACCCAGCGGCACCTTCGTCGTGGGATCCGGCTCGGTGGACTCCTGACCCCTGCTGCCGTCAGGCCGGGCGAATCCGCTGATGCCAACGATGTCGGCGAGGACGAAGCCAAGAAGATTCTGGAGGGGTTCCGTTCTCACGTGGTCGGTTCGGAGAACGCCGGCGATGTCGCGTTCATCAACCGCCGTGTCGAACTCCAGAAGTGGCAGTCCACGAACGTCGAGGCCCAGTGGCGTGAAACCCTGAGCTGGGTGCTCATGGAGATCGAGCAACTGTTCGGCGTCCCGCCTCACCTGATGGCGGATACCGAAAAGCAGACCTCCTGGGGAACGGGCGTCGCTGAACAAAACCTCGGTCTGTCCCGGTTCACGTTGCGCGGTTGGTCAGACCGCATAGAGCAGGTGCTTTCGCTCCGACTGCCACGCGGCCAGTTCGTCGAGTTCGACTACCGGGCGCTGCTTCAGGGAACGCCCGCACAGGAGATCGAGCTACTGCTCAAGCAGACGGGCGGTAAGCCGATCCTGACGGTTGACGAGGCCCGGAAGGTCCAGAACCGCCCGTCCCTGACGCCCGCGCAGAAGGCCGAACTGGCGCTGCAAAGCGGTACACGGGGCACCGTCACCGACGCACCCGAATCCCCAACGCCTAGTGAGGCTGCCGTATGAGTGAACGCATCGCATTCGCCGCAAAGGTCACGGCCGAAGGCCGGACCATCCGGGGCGCCGTTCAACTTGCCGGACAACGCAATCGGCGTGCCGGCGAGTGGCTGGAGGTCGATCCGGCTGCGCTGGTCAAGGCCGACGCCTCGAAGGTCATTGGGGTCTTCGAGCACGACGAAAGCCAGCTCTTGGCCAGCCTCCAGAACGACACCCTCGTTCTACGTCGGAGCGACCAGGGCATCGAGTTCGAGTTCCTGAACCTCCCAAACACGACTGCAGCCAATGACGCCCTCGAGCTCGTCCGAGGCGGCTATGTCACCGGCTCCTCGTTCCGCATCGAGGACTTCCGCTCCACGTTCCACACAGACCCCGACACCGGCGAGCGGACGCGCCGGATCACGCACATCGGTCGCCTCGTCGATGTGAGCCCGGTTCGGGACCCGTTCTTCGAGGCATCCAGCGCAGCCGCATTCAGCAAGGAGTTCGACGTGGCAGAAACACCTGTGGTCGAGGAGCCGAAGGCTCCTGTCGCGGAGGCTCCGAAGGCGGAGCCGAAGGTCCAGTTCAACGCTGAGCCCACGCTTTACGAGCGAACGCTCGGCTTCGCCAAGACGCTCTCGGACGACCAACTCAAGGCCGCCGTGGCCGGTGCTTGGTCGGAGGCTGGCGAGGAGCCCGATCCCCTGTCGATGCAGCGGATCGAAGCGTTCACCAAGGAGGCCGAAGATCGCCGAGTGGCGACGGCCGCTGCCGAGGATCGTCGGCGAGAGCTGAGGTTCCGCCGGGACATCACGCTTGGCATCGCCCCGAAGGCTCCCCAGGAAGCGGAGATGTTCGCCTCCGACGACTACAGCGCGGCGTTCACCGCCTACCTGCGCGACGGCCGTCCCAGCCACATGGAGCAGTTCGCTCAGAGCGTCGCGGGTTCTGGGGCCGAGGGTGGGTTCACCGTCCCCGATGGCTTCCTCAACCGGATCACCACTCGCCTCAAGGCGTTCGGCGGGATCGCCGGCGTGGCCGACGAGATCACCACGACAACCGGCGAATCGCTCCGCTGGCCCTCGAATGACGACACGACCAACTCCGCGGCCATTGCTGCGGAAGGTGTTGCCGGTACGGCAGGCGCAGACCTGACGTTCGGCAGCATCGAGCTCGGAGCATTCAGCTACGACGCCAATGGCACCGGCAACTTGCCGCTCAAGGTCAGCCTCGAGCTGATCCAGGATTCGGCGTTCGACATCGCCGGCTTCATTGGTGACCGGCTGGGCGAGCGGATCGGTCGCAAGCAGGCCGTCGACTTGGCAACGGGCGCGGGCGGCACCGAACCGGTCGGGCTGCTGTCCAAGAGCGCGGACACGATGACCGCGACTGTGGCCTCGCTCGCGGCATCGGAGCACATCTTCCAGGTCGATTCCGCCTATCGCGACCTCGGCAACTGCCGCTTCGTGATGTCGGACACATCCCTCGTCAAGTTCTGGCAGGCGCAGGCCGCTGGCCTTCCGATCTTCATCCCCGGTGGGGCGAGCATCGGCGGGGCGCCGCACGGCACCCTCTACGGCTATCCGATCACGATCGACGCCGCGGCGGGCAACCTCGTTGCGTTCGGAGACATCCGACGTGGCTACATCATCCGCCGGGTGCGGGGCGTTCAGGTTCTCGTGGATCCGTACACCGCACAGGGCACGCGCCAGATCGCGTACCACGCCTGGGCGCGGATGGACGCGAACATCCAGGACTCGTTCGCCTACAGCGTGTCCAGCTACTCCGGCGTGAGCGCCGACACCTAAGACCTATCCGGGGCGGGCCTTGGTGCCCGCCCCTCCACCCCTTGAGGAGATCAGCACCATGACCGTTTCGACAACGCTCCCCGCCCCTCGGATGAATCTGGGCGAATCGGGCATCTCAACGTGGGTCGGTAACGTCGCATCCGCCGATATCATCTTCGCGGCCGGCGACTTTACCGGCGGCGCTGCCGAGGATCTGTTCACTCTCACGGCTCACGGGCTCGTCGACGGCGATATCGTCTACCCCGTCTGGCAGTCGGTCATCGGCGCCATCACGGGCGGCGAGCTGACCCGTTGCGTCGTCGAGCAGCTCACGGCCGACACCTTCCAGTGCGAGGACGCCGACGGTGACACGATCGAGAACACCGCCGACGGCAACGTGGCCTTCCTCAAGACCCGCTCCGCCCTGGTCGCGGCGGCCGTCCGTGATCGGATCATCGCCGGCTCGAACGATTTCACCGCAGGCACCGTCGAGGACATGGTGTCGGCTGGGGGTGGGCTCCGCGGCGCCGTTGACGGCGACAGCCTCAAGCTCCTCTACAAGTCCGCAGCCGGTGCGGCTGCCGTTGCCGTCGACGCGACGGTGTACGTCAAGTCCCCGGTCTACGCCGCCGGAACGATCAACTACTGTCAGACCTCGCTAACCTCCGGTGGCGCGGTGGCTGACACGACGGCCGACGGCACGGTGGTCTTCCTCAAGACCAGCTAGTGATCGTCTGCGGCTGGTGCGCCTCGCTCACCGGCCCGGACACCTGTACGGCGTGCGGGCGCGATCCGGTCCTGCCCTGGACCCAGCGTGGCCAGGTACCTCCCACGGAGGCCCAGGCTCGACGGATCGACGCTCGCCGTCGTCTGTCCGAGGCCCGTAGACAGCTTGGCCCGAACGCGACGCTCGACTCCATCGCAGAGTTCGTCGGCGTCAGTCCGAGGACTGTCCGGCGTTGGCAGGAGATGTCCGCCAATGGCCGCTCTGCGGCCTTGAGCGCCCCGTCTGATCGCATGAGGATCTAACTGTGGCAACCGCGACCGGCGCATACGCGACGACGGCCCTCGTCAAGGCCCGCCTGTTCGATGCGGGCGTGACCGATACAGCAGACGACACTCTGCTCGGCACGATCTGCGATCAGGTCAACCAGTTCATAGAGTCGCCGCAGGGTACGGGTCGCATCCTGGCCCCGATCACCTCCGCCACCTACCTGATCGACGGCAATGGACTGAGGCGGCTCTACTTCCCGAGGGGCATCCGGGCGATCACCGAGCTCAAGGTCGGCGATTACACCGGGGACACGTTCGACACCCTCGCAGCGGCGGACTACTTCCTCCGACCCTCGGCTCATGAACGGAAGCCCGGATGGCCGGCCGAGTACGTCGTCCTCTCGGACATTCCGGCCGGAGATCACTCCGTCTTCCACAAGGGCATCGAAACGGTTTCGATGACCTGTACGGCGGGCTGGGCAGCCATCCCCGACGACATGATCGACGTGGCCCTGACGACGGCCACACGGGCATGGCACAGCCGCCAGTCGGGGCAGGCGGACATCGTTGGTACCGACGACACCGGGGCCCCGCTGGTTTCGAGGTTCGTGGCTCCCTTCCACTGGAAGACGATCCAGGCATACCGCGTCAAGCAGCCGGCCGTCATCGGATGAGTGCCCCCGATATCAAAGCCGTTGCCGCCGCAGTGGCCTCGGGCTATGCGTCGCTCACGCCGCCTACGGGCTACTCCGCGATTCGCAGGGCCACTGATACCCGACCCAATGCGATCCCGACGTTCCCGATCGTCACGGTAGCTTTCGACGAAGGCGAGGAGATCATTCAGCCGGTCGTTTTCACGCTCCGATTCACCGTTCGGTTCTGGCTCTCCAAGAAAACGGGTGACCAGAAGCGCGATGACGCCGCTGTTCTCTCTTGGCTAGGTGTCCTGATGGTCGCATCACTGACCACCGTCAACACGGCAGCGGTTGCGGCAGGCAATCAGGTCAAATCGGCCCTCGGTGGTGCCTTCCGCTACTTCACCGACGACTACGCCTCGACGACCGACTGCTTCGGGATCGAGTTCGATGTGGAAGTCATCATCCGCGATTGGCCGCTGACATGAGCGTCCAGATCACCGGAGCGGACGGGGTTCACCGGATGCTCCGCGACTACATGGAACCCAAGCTGCCCAAGCGGATGCAGGACGCCACGAAGGCGGGAGCGACCGTATTCAAGGCTCCGCTCAAGACCGAGGCGCGGAAGGTCTCGAAGCGCATGGCGCGATCGGTGTCCGTTCGCAAGGCGCGCAAGGATCGCCCCGCGACCATCGTCACCTTCCGGCCCAAGGTCGCGTGGTTCCGGCACTTCGTTATCGGTGGCACGAAAGACCACGGGCCGCGCAGTGCATCCGCCCTCGTCTTCGAGGGAAGGTCTGGGTTCGTCGTGACCCGCAGAGTCCGGGGCGTTCCACCCAATCCGATCGTATCCCGCGTTGCCGATCGCCTTGAAACCCAGGCCTACCAAGCCATCGACCAATCGCTAGATAGGACGGAGACCGCATGAGCCTGATCTACACCGGCGAGGGACGGGCCGTCGTCGGCATCCCTGCCAAGAACCTCACAGACGACGAGCTCGCGGCCCTCGCCCAGCGCCGCAATCTCAAGGCCGCCGACCTACGGCGTGACCTGATCGCGTCAGGCGTCTACGCCGAGAAAGTGAGAGGCAAGGAATGACCGACTGCGATATCTGCAGCGGTCCCCTCACGGACGATCAGCAGCGCCGTCATACGAAGCGGTGCAGTCCTGCGTGTCAGCGCGAATGGCGGAATCGTCGGACCCGGCGCTACTACGCCGAGTACAGGGTTCCGCGGCGGGATATCGCTCGCGCCAAGTATCACGAGGACGTTGAGAGAGGCCGGGCTGCTACGAAGGCATGGCGCGAAGCCAACCCGGACAAGGCTCGACTGGGGCTCCTCCGTCGTCGGTTAGCGACCTATGGGCTGACCGTCGAGGAATGGCAGGCGCTACACGATGCCCAAGGTGGAGCCTGTGCGATCTGCCAACGAACCGAGGCGAAGCTCGTGGTCGACCACGATCACCGGACGGGCGTCGTCCGTGGACTGCTCTGCAATCGCTGCAACGGCGTGCTCGGGTTTATCGAAGACGAGGTGCTGATGGCCGCCGCCACTGATTACCTCGCTCAATCTGCGCGGCGGCGATTGGAGGTCGCGTAGTCATGACTGAAAGTGTGTTCAACAAGGTCCAACTGGGGCAGCAGACGGCCATCGCCACGGCGGTCGCCACGACGACGGTCTTCCCGGTCGACGAGGGATTTACGGGATTCGAGCTCGATCGCGCCGCCGAATCACCCAATGAGGACTTCGGGTCTTCGTCGCGGGAGTTCGGCGGTCGCGGCTCGACGGGTGTGCGCTGGGCGACCGCGAGCCTGCCGTTCGTCGGCCGCTTCCAGGACATCATGCACATCCAGCAGATGCACTTCGACACGGCCACTACGGCGGGCTCGGCGCCGTACACCCACACGACGATCTTCGACGACTCGGGCTCCGCTCCGAGTACCGCGCTCAAGCCGTACACGATGCACTACGGCGTGATCGGCTCCACCCAGGATGAGTGGGTCGCAACGGGCGTCCTGATCGACACGCTGGACTTCGGGTTCGATGCCCTGTCCGCTCCGGGCAACTCGATGTGGAACGGCAGCGCCGGGCTAGTCGCGCTGGATCGCGGTAACGGCACGATGACGGCATCCCAGACCGCACCTGCCACCCTCGAAACGATGGAGGGCCACAAGACCACACTCAACGAGGGCGCGATCGGGACAGCGTTCGCCTCGCTGTCCGCTCTCACCGGCTCCCTTCGGCAGTTCCGGTTCAACTCGTCGCTCAACCTCACGGGCCGGCCCTACGGTGGAGCAACGGACCTCGCCACGTATGTCGGCCAAACCGCCAAGGGCGAGGTCGGGTTCGATGCCCTGGTCGCCTTCGGGGCCACGGCCAAGACCGACACCGTGGACATCTACAACGTGGCCGGCGACGTGATGACCGACCGGCGCTGGCGGATCACGATCGACGGATCGGGCAACAACCTCGCCACGCTCGACTTCCGTTGCCGGTTCACCGCGACCGATGTCGGGATCGACAACGGCGAGCGGCTGTACGCGGTCAACGGTGTCTTCGTCTATGACTCCACGCTGGCCTCACGGGCCATGTGGATCACGACGAACGATATTGCCACGATCCCATGAGCCGGTTTGCCAACCCATCGGCGAGCGATGTCCTGGAACTTCCCGGCGGCTGCCAGTGTCCAGGGAAGCCCCATGACGCTGATCGATGGGTCTACCGCACCGAACTCGGTGAGGGCGAGGAGAAGCGGGCCGGCGCCTACGGCTGGGCGTCGACCAATGGCTCGTACTTCGACTGGGAAGCGGCGCGGGACAAGCTGATCGAGATCGCCAGCATCCGTTGGAACCTCGTCGACGAGCAGAACGATCCGGTGCCGTGCCGGGTCGCCACCGTCCGGCTACTCGACGAGGACACACGGGATGCGATGGCAAAGGCCGTCGATGATGCGGTGGCACGGTTCCGCGCGGAGTCGCCCCCAAACGCATCCGCCGTTCGCTCGCCGAAACGATCGCGGGTGAACGGTTCCCGGACCCTGACAGCGAAGACGGCTCGGTAGTCTATGACGCCCTCCTGGCCCTCCGCGGCTGGGGTGCGGAGGACTTCCGACTCGTCGCTCCGGGCTTCATGTCGCTGGTTCGTTTCGGTGTGTTCGCCGAACGGCTGGCACCGGCCTTGAACGAGATCGAGGCTGTGCTCGCCGTTCCGTTGCCGCGCGATCCGGCGGGTAAGGCCGTTGTGGCGAAGCAGAAGATCGCCGCGGGCCAGCTCGCCCCGGTGATGCGTGCCGCCCTCTACCCGGAGGACGACGATGGCTGAACGTGAGCTCGGCATCCTCGTCCGAGCCAAGGGTGCGCTCCAGGCTGCGAAGGATATCGGCAAGGTCGACTCGTCGATCGGTCGGCTCAGTCGGCTGGGCGGGAAGGCCCTCACGAACCTGACCCAGAACCTGACCCGGATCGGGCTGGCGGTCGGGGTGGGTATTGCCGGCGCGGTTGCAATGGGGGTGCGCTCGCTCGCCGACCTTGCGAGAACCGAAGCGCAGACGGCGGCGGTCATCGCCTCGACCGGGGGGGCAGCCGGCCAGACGACAAAGTCGATCCGCGGTCTGTCCGAGGAACTGGAGAAACTCTCGACCGTCGACGACAAGGTGATCCAGGACGGGGCAAACATGCTCCTGACGTTCACCAACATCGGCGCCAAGGTGTTCCCGGACGCGACGAAGGCCGCGCTGAACATGGCCGTTGCGATGGCCGGCGGCAATGTCGAACAGGTCGACCTCAAGGCGTCGGCGATCCAGCTCGGCAAGGCACTCAACGATCCGACGAAGGGAATGACCGCGCTCCGCAAGGTCGGCGTGGCATTTACGAAGGAGCAGGAAAAGCAGATCAAGGCTCTCCAGAAGTCAGGCGATATCTTCGGCGCACAGACGATCATCCTCAAGGAATTGGAGGTCGAGTTCGGCAACGCTGCGAAAGCGGCTGGAACCGGCCCAGAAGCGACGTGGCGCCGTCTGCAGGACGTGGGTGAGGATCTGTCCCAGTCCATCGCCCGCGGGGTCCTGCCGGTCCTGGAGCGCATGGGCAAGTGGCTTTCGACGAAGCTCGCCGATCCAGCCGTCATCGCCGCAATCGAGGAACTCGGGCAGGGGCTCGGGCGTGCAGCGTCCGACGCAATGGACTTCATCGAGACGATCGACTTCAAGGCAATCGGCGATGGGCTAAGCGTCGCCGCCGGGGCAGCCGGGACCATCGTATCCGCGTTCATGTCCATGCCCGATTGGGTGAAGATCGCGGTCGTCTCGGGCTGGGGCCTGAACAAGCTGACGGGCGGGGCACTGGGCGGGATCGTCGGGGAGCTGGGCAAAGGGCTCATCAAGGGCGTGCTCGGCATGAACGCGGGCGTGGTCAACATCAACGCGGGCGTGGTCAATGGGGCCGGGGGCGGCCTGCCCGCAGTCGCTGGAGCGGCAGGCGCAGGCGTCGGCGGCGCGGCTTTGGCAGGCGCCGGCATCCTCGCGGCGTCTGCGGCCATCAGCGCCGCCGCCATCCTTGCGTCCCCGCAGTTCAACCGGAGTCAGCAACTCAAGGGACAGGCCGCTAACCTGACCGCGGCCGAGATCGCGGCAATCAAGTACTACGAGTCCGACGCAGCCTACCAGCGTCAAGTGGTCCTGCATCTCGGTAAGGCCCCAACGAAGGCTGACTACGAGTCAGGCCAAGCGAAGCTCCGCAACGCCGTAACGGGCAGCGAGATGCTCGGTCCGCCTAAGCCGGGAAAGGGCGTGGCCGGCACGGAAATGTTCGGGCCTCCGAAACCCGTTTTTGAGGACGACCCCCGGCTTGCGGCCATCATCGCCCGAGCAGAGAAGGCAGGGCGCCAGCCCAAGGATCTGTACGGCGCCGCGATGGCCACGCTGCAACGGAACATCGCACGTGACCAAGCCAAGGCCGCGGCCGCGGCCGAGCTGACGAACGCCGGAATCGACGCGGCGAAGGCGGCCGCCATGTCCAGTGCGCTCTCCGCACATACGCAACGTGAGAACGACACCAACCGGATCGTGGCGGCCATCAAGGGGCTCAGCATCCCCGCCACACGGGTCACGATCTCCGCGGCGGACAACATCAAGACCAGCGTCCAGCGGCGGCGGATCGTCAAGCCGGCCGGGTCGCGCGGGTCTTTCGTCGAGGAGTTCGGATGACGCTCCGCTGGTACTACTCCGTGGACGCCTCGACGGTGCTGGAGATCACGGGCCGCGTTCGGCTGCCTCGCGATCCCGAAAACGTGGCGATCGGTGTCGGCGCTCACGCTGAGGAAGGATCCGGCTGGCAGGGCGTGCTGAACGTGGACGACCCTGCCGGTGATCTGGTCATGCTCATGCACCGCCGGATCTACTGCGTCCAGGATGCCGAGGCGGCCGGTAATCAGGTAGTCGGTAACTGGTTCATCGTGGACCTCGACGTAGTTCGGATGGACCCCTGGTCCGCGACATCGAGGACGTGGATCGTCACGATGGCCGACGAGAACTCGCTGCTCTCGCGGCGCATCTTCGTCGGTACGGACAACGACCGACCGGCTGAGACGGATATCGCCCGCATCCGCTGGATGCTGACCACGACGGAGATGAACACCGTCGATCGGGATGAGGCGTTCATCGACACGACCGGGGCCGTGGACATGGACGCGGTCGACTACCTCCACCAGAAGCCCGAACAGGTCATGTCCGACGTGTCGCAGCAGTCGGGCAAGAACTACTGGATCAAGTACTCGGAGGCGGCGGCGGTCGGCGGGGCCATCGTGTCGTCCTCTGTCGCCGATCCTTCGGTCATCACGACGACCTCGGCGCATGGCCTGACCTCGGGGATGAGCATCGTCATCGCAGGGCACACAGGCTCAACCCCCGACATCAACGGGACGCACGTCGTGACCGTCCTGACGTCGACGACCTATTCGATCCCGATCGACGTGACGGTGGGCGGGACGGGCGGGACCTCGACGACGGTCGGACGTTACGTCCTGTGCTACTTCCCATCGAACTCCGAACTGTATGTCTCGGCACTGTCACTGTCCAACGATGCCACGGAGATCGACAGCTCGACGGTGTTCGCGATCTCCGACGACACGCGCCTCTCTCGGGCCGGCGGGCGCTCCCCCGTGTCGGGCATGGACCTGACCTACGACGGCGGTTACAAGTACGTCCAGGACACGACGGTTGGAGATACCTACGTCTACCGCGACGTGGCGGCGCCGGCCGTGAACGTCAAGACGGCGGTCAAGGCCGAGACCAGGGCCAAGCGCCTGCTCGCTGAGCTTGACGAGCCCGAGGACGAGGTCGAGACGGAGATCGTCGTCCAGGCGGCGCAGGTCAACGACGTCATGCACGGGATGCGGATCCCGCTCAAGGCGACCCACTTGCCGAACTACACCGCGGCGAGCTCGATGCCCGGCTACTCGAGCGGCACCGACATGCGGATCATGCGTCGGCAACTCCGCCAGATCGGCCCGACGACCTTCGGCAACAGGTTGTGGATGCGGCCCATCCCGCCCAGTTGCCCCTCCCCGACGCCGACCGGGAGTTTCTACCCGCTCGGTGGTAACACGGCCACCAAGACGCCGAACGCATCGACCGACGGCAACGTGCTCTATCTGCGCCCTGGCATCACCTACCCGCGGATCGTCTCACCAGGCCACGTGGGGAGCTGGCACTTCGCGACCTATCAGGCGGGCGGCATCGGGACCGTCGACGAGGCTGGTAACTGTGCCCAGAACGAATTGCGATTGATCGTGGTGGGCGACGGGACCATGACGATCCATATGGTGGACACTGAGGGTGCCCAGAACTTCCTCGCCAAGCTCTACCACGCCGACGGCGTTGCCGAGATCCTCGATTCCACCACGGCGTTCGCGGCCGATACGGACGTCGTCATTCCCATCTCAAGTCACGGCCAAGAGTTCTGCACACACTGGGTCGCGGTCAGGGACAACGGACCCGCGTGTGGCCATGGCTGGGGTTTCGCCGGGATGGATTGGGTGGCCTCGTGAAAACGGCGCTGCTCGGGATTCCATCGCCTGTCCGAGACACAATCAACCTCGGTGGCTCGGTCGTCGGACCGATCGAGGGTGGCGGGATCGGGGTCATCGGTGGCGATCCCGTGGACCCGGTCGAGATCGATCTAGCCGAAGAGGGCGAGGCCACCGTCCCGACCCCCCCTGTCGAGGAGGCCCTTGTCGTCCAGTCGGCCTGGGCGCGGTCAAGCGGCGCGAGCGCGATCGTGGTCCTTGACGATGCTCCGGTCGAAGGCAACACGCTGATCCTGTGGCACGCCGTCCGCGATACGGAGATCCCGACGACTCCCACCGGCTGGACGGCGCACCCGGATGGTGTTGTCGATGCAGGTATCGCGTCGGCAGGCCACGGTGGTTTCTTCTACAAGGTGGCCGGTGCCAGCGAATCGGCCACGATCGAATGTCCGCTCGACGCCGGCGAGGGCTCGATCGCGTTCATCGTCGAGGTGTCGGGGCTGGGCGCGCTCGACGTTGCGTCCGAGCTCAACGACCAGAACGGCGACGCGTTCGCGGTCAGTCTCACGCCCACGGTTCCGGTGTTCATGCTCGGCGGCGCGATCGTCCGCACCTCGGACAGCGGTTCCCAGTCGATGACCCCCGACGCCAACTCGACCGAGCTGTTCGACATGGAGGCTGGTGTCACGGGCAACTGGCCGCTGTCGTGGGTCGGCTACCGCGTCATCGATACGCCGGGCGGCGCGTTCGATGTCGGTGGCATGATCAGCGAGGCCGGCCGGGACTGGGGCGGGCAGGCCATCGCGTTCGCGGTCGGCACCGCGACGACCTGGGTATCGGGGCCAGCGGTCAACGACGCCGACGACACGACGTGCGAGTTCGTCCCCGATACCGAAACCGACGTGGCCCGTGTCGTCCTGCCGGTTGCCAAGGCCATCGCCCGGTCGCGATTGCGACTCTCAATCGAGAACGCGGGCTCAGTGACATATGAGATCCAGGCGGCAACGCTGGCCGACTTCTCCGATGCCGCGACGGTGGCCTCCGAGACGTTCAGCGCCACGGGCTCGTTCACGGCGCAGGACGTGGACTACGAATGGACCTCGACCGGCTCGTTCCGCTACTGGCAGCTCGTGGGGCCGGGCGAGAACCTGTACGTCTGCACCTGGGAGCTGATGGAGGCCGAGCCGGTTCTCGGCATTACCGATCACGGCGCGCTGTCGGGGCTGGCGGACGATGACCACAGCCAGTACGCCCTTGATACCGAGGTCGTCACCAAGATCGAGGGCGGACAGGAGACGATCAACGCCCGCGGCACGCTGGGAGCCACGGAGACTGTCGATCCGACCGACGGCAACATCATCACGGGAACGCTCGACCAGGACTGCACGATCACCATCTCAGCCCCAACCGGTTCGGGCGGCTCGACCCTCGAATGGTGGCTGACCGAATCCGGCGGCTCGTTCACGCCGACCTTCACGCCCACGGGCGGGACGTTCCAGTGGGACGGCGGGGTCACTCCTGACTTCCCCGCCACGGGCAACACCTTCCGCGTCGTCACCGAGCGCATCCCCGGCACGACGAACGATTGGGTCGGGAACATGGTCGGGACCGGCTCGTCGCTGACCGTCGAAGACGAAGGCACGCCCCTCGCCACGGCCGCAGACACGCTCGACTTCGTAGGGGCCGGCGTCACAGCATCGGGGACCGGGGCTGAGAAGACGATCACGATCCCCGGTACCCCCACGGGCGCGGCTGGCGGGGACCTCTCGGGGACGTATCCCAATCCGACGATCTCGGCGTCGGCGATCGAGGACATCGGCCACTACGAACTGCTGATGGTCGGATCAGGACCGCCGGAGCCCCTTGAGAATGGCGCGGGCGACGACTGGCTCTACGTTTGGGTACCAGGATAGGAGTACACGATGGCGACTGAAACCACCAAGATCACATATGTCGAAGGCGCCGCCGCCGCGACTCCCGCTGCGAGCCGGGTCGCGGTCTACGCCAAGACCGACGGCCTTATGTACTCGAAGGATGATGCCGGCGCCGAGACGCTGATGTCTGGTGGCGCGGGAGGAGGCTCCGTCGCCACCGATGCCATCTGGGATGCGGCCGGTGACATTGCGGTGGGGACAGGGGCGGATACCGCGGCGCGTCTCGCCATCGGTACGACCGGCCAGGTCCTGACGTCGAATGGCACGACGGCTGCATGGGCCGCGGCGGCCGGCGGTTCCGACTGGGACTCGACCATCGTCAAGGCGTCCGACGACACCGTGACGAACTCGGCGGTCCTGACCAGCGATTCCGAGCTGTTGTGGGCGGTCGGCGCGACGACTGACGTGTGGCGGTTCGAGTTGCTGGTGCTCTACGATTCCACGCTCGCGGGCGATTACAAGTGCAACCTCGTGGCGTCGGCGGGGACATTCTCGGCAGCCTACCGCTACCTCGGCTCGGACACCGCCGCCAACGCCGTGCTCGTGTCCACTGGTATTCGCATCTCGGGCGGGACGGCCCTGACCGACATCGCGGCTGGCGGGACGTCGGGCGGGACGGTGCGCTTCATCCTCATCGAAGGCGTGATAATCGCACCATCGCAGGCGTTCACGATGAACTTCAAGTTCGCTCAGAACACGCAGACCGGCAGCGAATCGGCGGTCACCAAGATCGGCTCGACGCTCAAGCTCAAGCAGTTGCGGTGAATCCGGCCGTGGTACAACTCACGGCGTGTTCACTCGGCGCCGATTCATCGTCGGATCAGCACTCGCGGCGATCGGGGCCGTGACCCTCGGTCGCCGGCTGCTCATGGGCGGGGGTGGCAGCTTCGTCCAACTCGACCTCAGCGACGTGCGGATCGACGACTTCATGGCGTCGTGGTGGGTCATCCCCAAGGCGGTCGAGTCGGGCGGGCGGGTGAACATCTCGGGCGTCCAGTCGAGCGGACAGGGCCGGGTGTATTCAGTCGCAGTGGACGATCACGACGACGTGACGACACGGCTCCTGATAACCGCCGAATCCGACGACCACAACGCGGCGGCGCTCGTGATCGAGACCGACAAGGTGCCGATCGTCTTCTACTGCCGGCATAACCAGGACAGCCTGCTGCGCGTCCGTAAGGGCACCGTGATCGGGGACATCACGTCGCTGGTGACGCCCGACGAGACGATCACCCTGTCAGGTGTGACGACCTACGCGCAGTCATGGCGCCGACCTGGGACGGACGAGATCCATGTGTTCGTCCGCGAGAGTTCCCGCTACTGGGTCGATGTCTGGTCCGATGATTGGTTCGACACGAACGAGACGATCCGCCGGGTGTTCGACTTCGGGTCCGGCGAGCAGGGTTACATCGGGACGGTCCCGATCGCCTCCGATCCGACGAAGCTGCGCGTGGCGCTGACCGGCCACCCGACCTCATCCTCGATCCACGACATCTACTACTGCGAGATCGAGCTCGACACGGGGGACATCCTCAACCTCGCCGGGTCCGTGCTGGGCAACGTCAAGGATGGAACGAACCTCCCGCTGGTGGTGACGGCGCTCGACAAGGCGGTCGACACCGACACCGCGGGCGGGCACAACGCGCGCCTGTTCGATATCGGGGACGGGCCAGACCCAGAGATCGCGTACGGCGACTGGACCTCGGACACGAACACGATCTACTACCGCACCGTCTGGAACGGCAGTTCGTGGGTCTCGACCTCGATCGTCGCGGCGGGCGTGACCTTCGGCTACATCGCCACCATCCACTACAACGGCGGGGTCATGTTCCCGCGCAACACGACCGGCGGCATCGTCTACCTGTCGCGCGAGGACTCGGGTACGTGGTCGATCGAACGCTGGGCGTTCAGCGGAACGTGGGCGGTTACGCAGGTGCTCGAGACAGGCGCGACCAGGATCGTGCGTCCGCATCCGATCCAGGGCGGGACGCGGAGCCTCCTGATCTGGCACGACGTGTCGACCTATACGACTGCGGCCGACGCCTCGCTGACCTGGGCCGCTGACCTCATCGTGGACGGCGGCTGACCCACGCACAACAGCGCGAAGCGCAGCAGATTGCCCGCCCCTTCGGGGGCGGCTTTTTGCGTTAGGGCATCCGCCCTACTGGACACGTCAACCATTCCTAATCACGATACGCTCAAGCCGTCATGGTGCCTGTTGCCGGACGCGAACCGGGACGCGGGCCGACTCACCGCCGTGGCGCTGTCCATCTGTCATCGGTACCTCCGCAAGATTGCTGTTGACACAGGTATAACCGAGTGCTACGGTTACGTCAATGGATACCCCCAGCACAACCCCATTCCGTCAACTTCGCCGCTCCAGCGGGCTCAGCATCCGCGTGCTCTCGAAGCTGACCGGGATCAACCGGGGCCGGCTGTCGATCATTGAGCGCGGCGTCATGCCCACACCCGATGAGGCGCGCCTGATCGTAGAGGCTCTGACCCCGAAGCCGGAGGTAGCGTGAGCCTATCTATTACTTCCGATAATATGCAGTTATGTAACGGTCGGATCGCGCACGAAGGTACGCTGGTCCACTCTCAGCCGCTTCCGAATGCTCTGTTTATGTCTGCGCCGTTCTGGCGGTTCGTGGACCAGTCGGGCGGGCCAGATGCCTGCTGGCCGTACGTCGGACCAGGCGGTCGAGACACCGCCGGATACGGGCAGGGCTACTTCGGCTGGACGCGCAAGGCGCACCGCGAGGCATACCGGCTCGTCCACCCCGACTTCGACCGCAGCCTAGAGGTTTGCCACACCTGCGATAACCCGCCGTGCTGCAATCCTGCCGGCCTGTTTGCCGCCACGCACCAGGAGAACTTGCAGGACGCCGGACGCAAAGGTCGTCTCGGCAAGCGCGGCCTGGACTGGGATCAGGTACGCGCGATCCGTGCCGCGTGGGCTCAGGGCACCGGACAAGGGCCACTGGCCCGCACCTACGGCGTGTCGCAGGCCCTCATCAGCAACATCGTCAACGGCAAGCGATGGATCGAGCCCGACGAAGGGAACGTCCAGCGCCCCGAGTCTGCCGAGGCCGCGGCATGAGCCACACCACGCTCGGCGTCCTCCTCCGCTGGCTGTATGCCCGCCGCGTCGTGGCCGAGCAGATGCAGGCCACGCGCAACGTCGTCATCGTCGCACAACTCCGAGCCATGCGGGCGACGTACCCCGCATGAACTGCCTCACCGCTCCGACCTCCCTCGAAGCCGCCGAGGCGATCATCGCCTGCGCCGCCGGCACCGCCAACTGGCGTCCGCTCATGCTCCTGGGCCTCGGCACCGTGGCGCTGATCGCGGTCGCGGTTGTGGGGGTATGGCTGGTTCTGAGGGCGGCGCGATGACGCCCATCGACCTCCTGCTCGTCGCCATGCTCACCGGCTTCTTCGTCGCGCTCGCGGCATGGGTCCGGCACGAATGGCCGCGTTCCAACCCGTTCTGGGACCGCATGGCGCACCCCGTTGAGCGACGGCACTTCCGGGAAGACGAGCGATGACGGCCCTGACCGTTCCGGCGGGCCGAATCCGCGTCGGCGACGACCTCCTGTTCCTAGGCAAGCCGCACCGGATCACGGAGATCCTGCCCTACCCACGCAATCGCCAGTTTGACGCGCCGAAGTGGCGCATCGCCCGCGACGCCTATGGCTGGGAGATCACGCTCATTCCAGGACAGCATCACGACGTGGTGCGGGCATGACGAAACCCGATACCACTTGGCCCCACGACGCCTCGTGCGCGATCTGCGCGGTCGTCGATCAGTGGCAAGCGAACCGCAAGCGCCCGACGCCTAAGAGGGCCGGCGACGTTCCTGACTTGGCCGGCTTCTGGGGAGCCGCGAGCCGAGACGTGGAGCCTCGCCGGCCCTCTGGGTCGCCGGTCGCGCAATCCCCCCTGCCCGGCGCGGGTTGACCCTCAGGCCGGCGGGTGGCTGTGCCCAGCGCTCGCCGGCTTCGATCCCTTGGGCACATGAAAGGACTGGGCACCAAATGGCAGACGTAAACCGATGTCGGTTCGCAAACACCGATGAGAACGGTGCGCACGACTTCACGGATGCCTACTCGCCGGACGGCCGACCCGAGTTTCTGTATTGCCGTCGCTGCGGCGAGGTGATCATGCGCGAGCCTCAGAAGATCGTGGTCCCCGCGCCTGAGCTGTCGACATGACCCCCATCGAAGCCCAAGCCATAGCCATCACCCTCGAAACCCGTGCCCACGCCCTCTGGGAACAGGAGAAACGCGACCGCCGCTGGATGCGCGCCACCTGGACGCCGGCCCGTCACAACCGCAGGACGGAGCTGTTGGCCCTGCTGGCGATACGGCGGACGGCGCGGCGGCTGGCGCGGGAGACGGTCGAGCGAGAGGACGCCGTTACGCAGGGGCTCGCGTGGCACGACTGGCAGAGCAACGCCGAAGCGCAGGCGATCCGGTGATCCGCTGCGAGATCTGCCGCCACCGGCCGGCTGTTATCAACGTGCGGGTGTTCCACGGACACGGCAGCGACTATGGCTTGGAGAAGCGGCGCGAGCGGTGGTGCGAACCGTGCGCCCTTGCGGTCCTTGACCGTTACCCCGGTCCGTATATCTGGCCGCCGAGGGGCGTGTGGCTCCAGCCGAGCAAGATCCCCGCATGACCCCCCACGCCACCCACGACGAACGCCAGGACCCGCACTGCATCCGCTGTCGTGAGGAGTTCGACGCCGCCTACGCCGAACACCGGGCCTCGTACCGGGCCGAGCGCGAGCTGAGGCAGGCGCTGGCGCTGGCGCGGGCCGACTTGGATATGGCCGGGGTTCGGGAGTGGCCCGAGCTGATGCATGCGATACGGAGGGCGTTCCGGTGACGGTAGCGCCGGCCTACCAGCCGCATCCGCTCATCCCGAACGGCGTCTGCGCGGACTGTCGCCACTACCCCTGCTGCTGCCAGCTCGCTCCGATCCGGCGCGAACCATGCGCGTGCGGCGGCTGGATCACGGCAGCCGACGGCGAACGGCAGATCATTGAAGCGGTCAGCCGGCATAACGCAACGGCGATCCACGTCCAGTGGGCGGAACGGGCCGGCCTGCGGTGACCCCCATCACGCCAGACCAGCTCTGGGGCGGGCCGCAGCCGCAGAAGCCGCTGCGCCTTCCGCCCGGCATGTCATTCAGGGCCGGCCCCGACAAGATCGGCCACCTGCTGCCGGGGCGCGGTGCGGTGGCGCGCACCCACTACCTGTGCGGCAACGCGGCGATCGCGGAGCGGCACGCCTGGCCAATGCTGTCGCGCTGCCCGGAGTGCGTGCGGCGGCTAGAGGAGGGGCGATGATGCCTGACTTCCATCCGGTGACCGCGCGTTCCTGTCGCGTTTGCGGCGGCGCATACATGGGCCAAGGTCGTGGCGTCAAGTGTAGCGATGCCTGTCGACGCATCGACGCGAACAGGCGTCGAGCTGCCAATCGGCTCGATCCGGGCAACCGCGCGCGCGTCCGCGAAGTGGCTGCCAAGCGACGTGCCACCGCCGAAGGACAGGCTGTCGCCCTTGCGCAACGCGAACGCCATCGAGAGTACAGACGCACCTACGGAAGGGCCTACAAACAGCGGCCTACCGCGATGTTGTCTGCACGACTCCGACAGGCGCAGCGAACCGCACAGCGGAAGGCCGCCACGACACATCAGGTCACCGCACGCGACCTCGCCAAGATCCTGACGCAACCGTGCATCTACTGCGGCGCCAAGGCGGATGAGGTCGAGCATGTCATCCCGCTATCTCGTGGCGGTCGCCATGCGATAGGCAACCTGGCGGCGTCCTGTGCGCGATGCAACGCATCGAAGCGCAACCGCCTGGTGATCGAATGGAAGCGATGGCTGGGAGGACGCCGACGTGCCGCCGCTTAACCCGCGAAACGACGCGATCCGGTCGGAAAACGTCACGGCCTCAGAGGTTGGCGCTTTGCTCGGGCCGCATCCATACATAACCCCCGAAGGCATTTGGGATCGACTCTGTTCACCGTTCGCGCTGACGCGGGACGTGAACGAGTACATGGAAACGGGCACGGCTATGGAACCAGCCATCGCCGCACTGGCTGCACGACGACTGGGTCTGCGTCTGCGTGCCAACAGCAAGACGTACGTTCACAAGAGAGTCCGTCTATGCGCGACGCCGGACTACCTCGTACTCGGCGAGCCACCGGGCCTCGTCGAGATCAAGCTGTCTGGTCGTCCTGAGATGTGGCCCATTCGCGGCCCGCTGCCACTTCACGTTGAGGCACAGGTGCGCGCCCAGATGGCCTGCACCAACCGCAACACCGCTGCCGTATGCGTCCTCGTGGGCGCCGGTCTGCGGACATTCCTGTTGGAGCGCGAGCCGGACATGGAGGACCGGATGCTCACCAAGGTCGATGCCTTCTGGCGCGACCACATCCTGACGGGGATCCGTCCCGAACCGGCGGCACCGGCCGAGCTGTTCCTGGACTTTGCAGGGTAGCGAGAAAGGAAACGCGAACGATGACTGACATGGAACTGAACTTTGGCAAGCCGATCCCCAAGGCGGAACCAGCGACCTATCCGGCGATGCTGACGGGGATCGAGCCGTTCCAGATCAACGAGGGCACGGCCGACGCCAAGATGCTGCTTCGCTGGGACTTCTCGCTCGACGGCCTCGAGGACCCCGAGGTCCCCGGACTGGCCCTCGTGCTCGATGGCGTCACGTCGCTGGCGACGGGACCGCGCTCGAAGATGCGGGCATGGGTAACGGCCCTGCTCGGGCGCGCGCTCGACGAGAAGATCGGGCTCGCGGATTTACGCAAGCAGGCGGTCGGGCGAGAGTGCTTCGTCACGGTCGAGATCAACGAGGCCGGCTACAGCAAGGTCGCTAACGTGGTCCCGCCCGTGCGCAAGCCCGCGTCGCCGCCGGCTGCCGTAGCGGCACCCGTCACCCAGCCCGGCGAGTTCGCGGGAGCGCCGGCCACGCCACCGCTGGCCGGAGTTGCGACAGGCGGTGACGAGCTCGGGTTTTGACCCGCTGACGCTTCCGTATACCGGGCCGTCCCGCGTGCCGCTCCTGAGCATTTGGGAGCTACGGGAGCAGGGGCGCTGGACGGCCCCACCAAACGAACCGCCACGCGATACGAGTAACGACATGACCGACGAACAGATCACGAAGGCGATCGCCGGGGCGCAGCCCGTCAGACGGGCGACGGCGGCGTGACATGGACACCGGAGCAGCAGGCGCAGCGAGCCCAGTGGGGGCTCGAGGATGTGGACGCCGACCCACGCAACCTGCGAACGGTCGACCCGATGGATGCCTACGTGCAGCGCGCGGCGAACGGATCGGGCCCAGCGCCGGATACGGAACCGGAGCCGCCGGCCGAGGTCGAGCTGATGAAGCTTTACCCCAACCTGATCGTGGACATCGACCTCTACCGGGGCAGCGTCCCGACGACGATCCCATGGCGCTGCAAGCCGATCGCGTACAGCGGCGGCGTGACGCTGGTTGCAGGATCCCCGAAGGCCGGCAAAAGCACGCTCGCCGCCCAGCTCCAACGATGTTGCGAGACGGGCGACGACTTCCTCGGCTCGTGGCCGGTGCAGATGGGCCCGGTCCTGCTCGTGACGGAGGAGGGCGGCGTAGCCGTCGTCCACAAGACGAACGACATGCACCGGCTCCAGGTGCTCGATCGACGGTCAGCGATCATGGCCGGCCTGTCGTTTCCGCAGGTGCTCAACGCGATCGCGGAGTGGGCGCGATCCAACCCCGGTGGCCTCGTGTTCATTGACACGCTCGCCATCTGGGCCGAGATCCAGAACGAAAACGACGCGAGTGAGGCGAGCAAGGCCGTTGCTCGTGTGACGTCACTGGCACAGGCGACCGACATGGCCGTCGTGCTCGTCCACCACGCCCGCAAGGCCGGCGGCGAGCACGGCGAGGCTATCCGTGGCTCTGGCGCGATCCTGGCGACCGTTGACATTGCAGCCGAGCTGTCGCGGGTCAGGCCAGGCAGCGACGACCGCTGGCTCGACGTACAGGGTCGCGTGATCCTGCCCGAACGCTACGTGCTGTCGTTCGAGCGCAGCAGCATGTCGTACCGGCTGGAGGACAAGGCCGATGCGCTGGCCGAGCTCGATGCAGACCTGGCCGACGTGCCCACGGATGGTGACGGGTTGAGCCGTGCTGATCTGGCCGGACTGTGGAAGCGGGACCCGCGAAAGCGGATCGAACAGCTCCTGAACATGGGTCGGATGCGGACGGAATACGTCAAGACAGGCCGGACCCACAGCCATCGCTACTGGTCCATTCCGGCCCAGTGGACACCACCTTTGGATGTGACCGCATGACGCATATCTATGCACGCTTGCACGCTTGCACACGCTTGCACGCAATCATCTGCAACCGTGCAACCGTGGCCGCTATCGCCGCCTTCCAAGGCGAGAGCGTACATGCATCCATTCGTGCTCAAATGTCCACGCTTGCACGCTTGCACGGATATATAGGTGCAAGCGTCAGCGTGCAACCGTCAGCAAAAGGGTCCTGCTGATGGGCAAACTGAGCGGTTGGCTGCGGATCCGCGTCCTCGAACGGGACAACTTTACGTGTGCATATTGTGGACGGAAGCCACCCGAGGTTGCCCTTGAGGTCGATCACGTCCTGCCACGATCGCTGGGCGGATCGGACGACGCAACCAACCTGGTCACGGCTTGTCGGGAGTGCAATAACGGGAAGCGTGCTGGACTGATCTCGCTCCCCGAAGGCGTTATCCCGGCAGCGATCCCGACCCGACTCCAGCGATCCGTACGGCATCTCCAGGCCATCGAAGCTGCTTGGCGTCCTAAGTACACACGACGGGAACTGATCTGGCCGGTGGGGATCGGGCAACACCGGGGCTGGCCGCTGCCTGATGGCGCATGGGATCAGTTGTGTGTTCAACCGCACAGTGACGGCTTCCTGCCATGGGCCATCTGGCAAATCAAGCCCGATTGGTATCTCGGGTTCTACACGTGCGAAGCGGGTCATGCATGGACCTGTGGTCATGGTGTGGTCGCCGGGTGGTCAGAGATCGCGTCCTTCCGACGATCGCCGTTTCAGCGCCTGCCCAACCGTGGCTACATCAAGGCACAGCTTTGCGTTGAGCCGGATCAGATCAACCTCCGGGTCTTGGACTATCCGGGCGACCCTGCCGGGGCGTCGACATGACCCGCCTGACCCCGGCCGAGCAGGCCGATCGCAAGATGACCGGCGCCGCGTTCCAGGCGCAGATTGCGGAGCTCGCCCACATCTACGGCTGGCAATGGGTCCACTTCCGGCCCGCCCAGACGCAACGCGGTTGGCGCACGCCGGTCGAGGGCCCGCTCGGCAAGGGCTGGCCGGACCTGTTCCTGGCGCACCCCCGCAAGCGGCGATTGTTGGCCGTCGAGGTCAAGCGCGAGATCGGGGATCCGCTGACCGCGGACCAGGTAGCTGTCCTCCAGACGCTCGCCGCTGCCGGCCTCGAGACGGTCGTCTGGCGGCCCTCGGACATGACCGCCGGTCGCGTCCAGGCGGCCTTGCGGTGAGAACCGTCATCGGCTACCGCGACGGCAAGCCGCAGTGGAGCAAGAACGAGCCGCACGCTCGCGGCCGCGTCGCCGGCTACGGCACGGGCGGCAGCCATGCGCTGACCGCCCTGGTGGGCGTCGGTGCCGTCGCGGACGCAGAGCCGATCGCCGAGCGCAAGACGACGGCGAAAGCGAAGGAGACGCGATGACGCAAGAATCGCCGGCCCGCATGACCCCCGAAGCTCAGCCCCGAAAGGTGAAGCGAGCGCGATTGTCCTGCCCGTGGTGTGCATGGCTCGACACCGCTGAGGGCGACACGCTCGAAGCGGCGATTGCAGCCGGTCAGGTGCGGGTCGCGGAGCACGCCGCCGAGGTCGGTCATGCCGTCAAGGAGGGTCGCAAACCGCGCGTCGGTTACTACCAGGGGAGGCCAATCTCATGATCCTCAAAACCCAGCCCCCGACGGTGTACGAAAACGAGGACGGCGACTACTGGGTGCGGCTCGATCAGGCTGCGACTGAGGCCGAGGCACTAGCCGCTGTTCAGGAAGCATGGCAAGGAATGGCGTTTATTTCGCTCGGCGTCGAGACGGTAAACCTCAGCGAGCACGAATGGGGCGACCATAGTCATGGTCCCGGTCGCAGACGGCGCGCCTGGCATTTTCAGGACTCCGAGCTATGACCCGAGAGACAGCCCTACCCCTGAGCGCGGAGGAAGAACAGACGACGCGCATGGTCATCGCTGCTCGCCGTGCTCATCCGGTCGATGGCGACGCGTTCACGCTGCGTCTCCTCGCCACGCTGGACGCCGCCCGTACCCCAGGTGAGGCGGGGCTGCGGACGGCGCTGGACGAAGCGGCCCGCGATGCACATGCGCTGACGGTGCGGGGCCTCAAGGCGTCTACCTGCGAAGGCCCATTCGAGACATGCCCAAGCCCGTACTGCACGAGGTTCCGCGCCGCACTCTTCCAGCCAGCGGCGCTGCACGACGAATGGTGCGACGGCTCAGGTTCGTCAGCAGGTAGCGCGTGCTGCAGTCTCGCCGCCCAGCCCCGACAGGAGGCCCCCAGTGACTGACAGGTTGGCCGAGGCACGGCGGGACCTACGCCGCGAGGTACTGTCGCGGCTGGCGCTGGACAAGGCCATTGCGGCGATCGACGACCCGGCGAAGTACATCGAGGTCAGCCCGCACTACCGGCGTGGCTGGATTGACGCACTTACGGCTGTTCGCGACGACCCTGCGACCGCCGGGATCGACAGCCTCGCACCAGAGGGACTGGACGCGGCATGGGCGGAAGCGGAAGCGGCGCTACCGGAAGGGTGGCGTCTATCGGTCGCGCAACACCCGGACAACTACGCTGCGTTTGCAACACCGCCAACCCTTCGCCGCGGCGGCGCTCCGGTCGGTCTTGGCCCCACCCCCGCCGTCGCCCTCCGTGCCCTCGCCGCCCGCCTGACCGCCCCGCAACACGGTCCCAACTGCGATGCCGACCTCCGCAAGGACGGCTGCGTGTGCGTGCCGGGATGACGCACGGAGACGGTGTGGGCTACCAGGACGGCCCGAACACCCACAAGTACCGGACCGCCAACCACATCACGTCGTGGACGGTGATCCCGCTGCACGATCCGGTGACGGCGATCAAGCACTGGTACCACGTCCCGACGGTCGTGGTGGAGGAGATTGAGCGTTCCGCGCTGGAACGCACCACTCACATGGCCGCCGATCCGCTCGCCGTCACCGACGACGACTGGGATCCGCGTGTCCAGGGCGAACCCGGAATGGGGGTTCTCTCGAACAACCAACGCCGGTTGCCCGACGACCCGGAGCCCACCCGCCGCCGGGGCTGCTCCGTGTTGCCGTACCTCGTGGTCGCGCTCGTGATCATCTTGTCGGGACTTGCGGCACCCCGCGACGATGCGGCTCCGCGGTCTGCCGCTGTTATCCCGTCCACTGGAACGTCCGGGGTTTTGATGACGGCCTCGGCAACGCCTAGCGGAACGGGCCAGCGGCAGACCGGGGCGTCGGATCGATGGGCTCCTCCCTTCCCGGCAGCCGACGCCCCAACTCCAACCGGCGAGCTCTCGGCTATCTACAACGCCTCCGCGACGTGGTGCGCGCCTACGAAAACGCAGTGCCAGTCGTGGGGCGGCAACTCGAAGCTCGGCGCGGTGTTCGGCTTCCGCTGGGGTGACGAGCCGTACCTTGTGCGCGTGTGGCACGGCCAGGACTACGTCGACGTGACCGTGGTCAGCTTCTGCCAGTGCCGAGGGACGCACAACGCAATCGACCTCTCACCGTCGGCTTTCGAGGAGCTGGCACCATTGAGCAGGGGCAGAATCGATGTGCTGGTCGAGGTGTCGGTGGGGCCGGCGGTCACCTTGCCGCCGACGGACCGATGACCGAAGGAGGTATGGCGACATGACCGCGACACGCCAGGACATCGAAGGCTGGGTGGCCGAGGCGCAGCGCAGGGGGGCACGCTGGCTCATCGTCGGCCGCGACAACTTCGATTACGACAATTACCCGCGCTACGTGATGGCGGGCGAGGACATCTGGCACATCGTCGACCACATCGGGGACAACGGGACCGGGGGCTTAGGCGATTCCGTCGACGAGGTCTATGACCTTGAGCTGGACGTCCCGCCCCAGCTTGCGGAGCGCCGTGCGCGTCACCTTCCGCCGCGACCCTCGCCGACAGATGGGAGCGAGTGATGGGTGAGACGCCAGAGGAGCGACTTCGGGACTTGTTGTGGAACCGCCAGATGCCGGACGACGCGACGCTCAAGGTGACGCTGGGCGAGCTGCGGGCTGCGTTCCTAGCCGATGAGACGCTCGATGTGAGGACGTTCCTCCGTCTGCGGAACGCGGCGCGTGATGTCGTTATCCAGGAGGGTCGCTACTACGAGCGGGATGGCAGCGGCGAATCGGCGGTCATCGCGGTCGTGCCGAAAGCCGCTCTCGTCGACCTCCGTGCCGCCCTAGCCCACCAGGAGGCCGGAGAGGAGCCGACGTGAGCATCATCGGGCGTTTGATCTGCCGATTCCGGGGCCACGCCGAACCGTCGACGACGATGCTCCCGGAGGAAGTATTCGGGCTGTACGCCTACTTGCGGATCTGGTGTCCGCGGTGCGGCAAGACGATCGCTGAGCGGGCCATCGAGGAACAGATCGAAGTCCTCATGGGCTACGTCTCGCTCTGGAATGATGTTCGACCCATCGTCGAAGCGGCGCGGGCGCTGGAACGCCTCGAATGGTCTGAGACTGCCGAACTGCTCACCCTCCGAGCCGCGTTGCGCCGGTACGAAAAGCTGTACCCGGAGCACATCGCCGCGTGACCCCCACCGACCAGCCCACCGCCGCCGAGCTCGCAGCGTGGGACACGTATCTAAAGACTGGTTCCATGAAGCGGGCTGCGGTAAAATTAGGCGTGCACGAGATCACCGTCAGGAAGCGGATTGCGGCGCTCCGGGATCTCTACAACGTAACCACCAACGCCCAGCTCGCGGATGTGCTTGCCCGGCGGATCATGGCGTGAGTAAGGGACATACCGGAACCTTCGGGCGGATCATTACGGACGAGAACCGGCGCGTAGTCTGGGCGCGTATACAGAATGCCGTACTCGTGACCGAGGCCGGGTGCTGGGAGTGGCAGCGGAGACGAGAGAGTTTTGGGTACGGGCGCGTCTCAATTGGCGGTAGCAGGCAGGCGTTCGCTCATCGGGCGTCCTATGAACTGTTCATTGGTCCGATCCCTCCTGGTTTGTACGTCTGCCACCACTGCGATAACCCGCCGTGCATTCGGCCCGATCATCTATATCTCGGGACGGCTGCCGACAACATGCTCGACGCCATGTGGAAGGGTCACGTTGGTGGTTCGGATCGGACGCGCCTAATGGAACAGATGCGCCAGACGCGGGAGCACAATGCGCGCTTGGCGGAGGCCAGACTCGCTACCTAGGTAGTAGCTAACGAGCATCCCGGCGTGGCCTAATGGCTTCTGTGCGATTGTAGCGCGCCTGTTCCCCGCGTCCAGAGAGTTGCGCCCCTGACGCCAACTCCGTCCGGCGGCTTGTGAATGACCTCACGCTCCGGGGTTCGTTGTGCCGAGGCGTAAGAACCTCGACCGCTGCGACGCTGCTCACGAGGTCATCTACGCCCAACTGGAGCTCCGCGACGAGCGGATCGCCGGCCAGAAGGCGCTTGAGCTCGAACACTGGACCAGCCACGATCGCGTCCACATCGAACTCGCCCGCTCGCTGTCGGAATACAAGCGTGAGTCGAACGAATGGCGGGCGACCATCTCCGATCTTCGCGCCGCGTTCGTGCTCAAGACCGAGTACCAGGCCAAGCACGACGGCCTGCGCGCCGAGCTGTTCGCGGAGGTCAAGCCGACCGAGGCTCGGATCGCGAACGTCGAGACGTGGCAGCTGGCCCGCGATGCTCGGGAGCGCGGCGTGACCTCCACCCTGACCGCCCAGCGGGCCATCTTCCTGATCGTCGGCTCGATCATCGGGACGATTCTCGCGGCGGTTTCCGTGGCGAGCCTCATTGCGACGGTCACCGAGCCATGACCGCCCGCCTGCCCGAGAAGCACTGCTGCCGGTGTAACGGCACCGATGACCTGATCCTGGGCGATAGTCCGCTCCCCGTTTGCCGAGGTTGCGTCGAACTTCTGGGAGGCATCGCCGACGACCCGGCGCAGGGCTCGGAGCGCCTGTTGGCGACGCTCATGGAACTCCACGCCGATGTCGTGCGGCTGGCCCGCACTGCCTCCGAGCCGCACGAACTCGTCTG